CCTCGGTGACGTAAGTTGCAGGCATCTCTTTACTCCAATCTTAAAAGAGGCCGGTAGGGCTCAAAGGGCTAAGAGCCCTACCGACTATTAGGTTTTTTGCTTAGATTTTCGCAAACTTGATGATGCCATTTGGCATCTTTGCGATAGTTGCCATAAAGCCGTAGATAGCGACCTGCACCTGCAGATTACTTACGACATTTACGCTCATATAAGCCTGAGGTCCACGGTAAACCGTAAACGCCTCAGGAGCGAGGATAATTGCAGAGTTATCATCTACTGCAGTCTGCGCAAAGTTACGATCTACGTAGAGATCGAGTCCTAGTACGTTACCGCGAATAGAGCCCGGATTAACTTGACCGGCTGCGTTCATTGGCTGAATAGCGTTATAGATTGGTCGCTTTGTAGTATCTGTTGCGCCCATTAGTAGCTGCCATTGTGCACCGTTAGCGAGATAGTTCTGAGCAAAGTAACCGGTATTCTCATAGACAAGCTTTGCAGCTTGTGAGCTATAAGCGATTACTCCGTCACTATCAGCGGTAGTAGCTGATGCGTTAGTACCTGCAGCAAGTAGAGCCGTAAGTACTGCACTATCAATAGCAGTCAAATACGCATTTTGCAGCTGATTTGTCAATTCCGCATAGAAGTTGGGATCTGACCGCTCGAGGAGTTCGACTGAAATCGTATTCATACCTGAATACTTGCTAACTGTACCGGTTAGGTATTCTGTAACCATACCGGTATTAGATACTGCTCCTGCTTCTGCCTCTACTGTAACCGTTGGAGCTACGCCTGAGCCTCCACCGGCACTCGTAACGAGTGAGGGCACTGAAATATTCATACCCTGAGCCGGCAAGGTTCCTTGGCTGCAGGCATCTATGGCAGGTGTTCCAAAGCGTGTATTTGTTACAAACTCTGAGAGGTACTGAGTTGGATTAAACGCAGGGTTCGTAGAAAAGCTATCATCTGCGGCGGTTACATAAAGACGAGATTCATCGCTACCGAGTGCAGCTTTGATCTTGTGTTCTGTGTATGTCGCCATAGATACGATAGGTGTACGGACTCGCTGAGAGTCTAGTACTGATGGACGAATGATCTTACGAGCAGCCTCGACCTTTTCAGCCTCAGCCGGTGCATCTACCGGAGTTTCATCCGGTGTATTTTCAGGGGCAGTGGTCACGGCCTCCTCCATTTCTGTTTCTGTTTCTTTTTCGATCTCTACGATAGTCGTAGAAATAGTAGTGGTTTTTTCTTTTGTACTTGTTGCAGCCTCTAGAGCTGCACGAGCAGCGGCAATATCCGTTACTGATGCACTGGAAAAGGCGGCACTCTCGACAAGTGATACCTCTTTGAGGACTGCAGCGGTAACGAGCAAGTAATCTCCCATTGGCTTAGAGGCAGTTACATCCACCCCTACGGATAAGCCAGATACGAGGTTTTCTTGCGCTAGTACGAGAGCATCTTGTCCTCGAGTGCTACTCGAAAGCTTAAACGATCCGTAAACGCCTTCTGTAGAGTCACTGAACGAAATTGCGCGACCTACTGGCTTATCTTGTTGATGCTGCATTAATAATTTGACTTTAGAGGCATCTGCATAAGTAATTGAGCCGCGCTCGAACATTACCGGGCCTGCGCTTGTATGGCCGATCTCGCCATATGGTGCGACAAGTCCAGAGATAATACGGCGCTCTGTATCTGCAGCTTGGATCTCTTGACTAAACGTTAGTAGCACTTGTATCTCCTAGCGGTGTTAGTTGCTCCATTTGTCGAGCTTGGTTTACGTCAATCAAATCGAGATTTAACATTTTCTCGATAATATCTAAACGGTCTTTTGCATCGACACGTAAAAACGTATCGTCTACCGCAAAACGCACCTGATTTGAGCCATTTGTTATGTCATTCATACTGAGCCTATCCTCAATAGCTGAGATATAAGGCTGCAAAGAATAAGCGACAAACTCTTTACGACCATCTAAAATATTTTGGTACGTCATCGAGTTATTCATATCCGCGCTAATTAGATAACTCGGGACGTTCATAGCGCGGCTGATTTCGGTAGCGAGGTACTGGCTAAAATCTACGTAGCCCATTTCTTTAGGTGAAAAGCCAATATTTTCTGCACTGAGAGTGGACGTTAAATACGCCGTACTGCGATTTCTGCGAGCTGAGTTCCAGCCGGCGAGTATGCCTTGTATTTGTGACTCGGGTAGATCGGCACCATTATTTTTTAAGATAGTAGTAGCCATTGGAGTAGCTGCAGATACGGCAGCAGCCTTTTGTACATCCCACGCAGCTTTAATAGTAGTACTTGCAGATTGCAATACCCCAGGCAGTAGAGATTGGAAAGTAACAAGAGATCCAATACCGGCCATTGGTACAAGCTGACCATCTACAAAATAATCTTTAACCTCGGTGCCGTATTTATTAGTAGTGTAAGTAACGCGATTATTAGCGACCCACTCAAAGCCGGACGGTCTGCCATCATCGGCGTACAAGCTAGTTACGCGCCAATAAGCAACTGCATAAAACATAAGACTATCTACGGTTGCAGCGATAGTTACGCTACGTGGTTGGCGCTGATCTGGTTGCTCGAGCCATACCGGAGAGCCTAATTTTTCACCGGTAGATTTTTTATAAAGTCCTAAGTCGATCGAGGATATAACTCCTGCAACAAGGTTGCGGCAGCGAGCTACGCTACTGACTTGCAGTGCGAAATTGCGATCTATACCAATACCGTTATATCCAAAAGCGGAGTTAGTATTAAACGATCCGTAGCCGAATGTAGTATCCATAACGGCCGGGGCATACTGAGCCTCTACGGTCTGCTTTTCAGCTGACTTAAAGCCTAGAGTTTGTAATAGTCCCATAGTCTCCATTTTCCCATATTGTCAAGCATTAGTACGGTTATAAGTAGCGTGTCTAAACGTATACTTTAGCCTCACCTAAAGGCTGCGTGAGTACGTGGACTACAAAGCTTATGCCGATCGCAATATCTACCGGTCCGGCTGATTTACGCCGGATAATACGCCAGCTTGCATCGCTTTCTTTGGCAGCGCAGTTAGCCATCGAGGTTACAAGCTCATCTTGGCCCGAGTGCACGAGCCTTTTATTAGCCAGAGCCTCGTAGAGATCCCCGGAGGCTTGGTAACCCTTCTGCCCGGATATATCCATAATTTGTATACCGTTTACCTCAAGGCGCTTAGCGATCGAGGCGGTCGTGTACTTGTCATAAGCCACGGCCCTCGGATAGTAAATCTTGGCCCATTTAGCAATAGCGTTAGCTACAAAGAGCTCGTCGATAGATACGTCCGAGTGAAATATCTCAAGTACGGCTACGCCTATACGACCATCGGCGAGGACTTGGCCCATAACTAGCGAGCCATCGCGCCTAGACGGAGCTACGTCAAAAGCAAAGATAGTAAGCGGCCCGGGTACAAGCTTTAGATCCTTATCGCCTGACTCCTCCACCGACATATGCGGCCACGGGCTCGCCGTCGAGCTAATCCACTGGCAAAGCATCTCGGTTTTTGTAGTTTCGATAGGCTGAGTACTGACTGCCTCAGCTAATACCGATTCATCGAATAAGTATCCCAGCGCCGGGTTAGCGTACGCCCACGCGCTACGGTCCGTAATTTTGGAAAAGGATGGGGCCGAGTATTCATAAAAGCCAAAAGTTTCAGGAGGATTAGATAGAGCTCTCTCGCGTAGGTCATTAAGCACAGTACTAAACGCATCCCCTGCGTTCGACGTGTACAAGGCTTGGCTATTGACCTTTGCACGCGTGGTAGGCGTAGCTGCGCGATACCCCTCCTCGCTGATCTCGCGTAGCTCATCTATGTACAAAAACGAGGCGCTACGGCCACGAGATCCGTCACGGGTTGCCGCCACTACATCGAGCCGGTGCCCGTTTTTAAGCTCAATCGACTCGGTGCCATTGGCGTACCGGATCTGCTTAACTTGCCGGCTTAGATCAGCTGAACCCTCAATAGCGTAGGCCACTTGCCTAAAGGTATCTAAGGCCATTGATCTATTAGAGCTCATAATAAGTACGTTAGGGCTATCGAATAAAAACATATGCCCCAGCATCATCATACGAGCTAGGTGCGTTTTACCTTGTTGCCTCGAGGTCAAAAGCAAATTACTACGCCTTCTAAACATCCCGGCATCGTCTACGGCGGTCATATCGGAAATACAAAAGCGCTGCCACGGTAAAAGAGGTAAGCCGATCGAATCTGCCAGCTGAGATATCTCCTCGCCGCGATTAGGGCCCTTGAGGTAGGGACTATGTAGGCGAGGCTCAGTAGCCCCCTTGAGCGGAGTTTTCATCTGGGACATAGTATGACTAATCCTGCTCAGTCTGGCCCACGCAGGGACCGTTAGGGACCGTACTGGTCGTGATCGGGGAGGTATAGGACGGAAAGGCAGGGGGGGTAGAAACCGAGGCT